AGAAGTTCCCCGGCCTGAGCCTTCGCCGCTTCGAGGATCGCGTTCGCATCTGTGCGGATGGCCTCGATCTCCGGCCGTTGGTCCTTGATCCGCCCTTGCAATCCCCGGATCGCCGCGTCCTGCTCCCGCACCGTCCGGAAGATCGCGTCAGGCTTCACGGGCGCCCAACCGAGGTCCAGGAGCGCGGCCCGGGTGCCCTGGTCGGCTAGGTCCAGAATATGGGACCGGATGCGCTCTGCCGTGTCGCCAGCCACGCCAGCGACGGCGATCTCAGCGGACAGCGGGGAGAGCTTGCGGAAGCGGGTCTGGAAGTGGTTGGTCACGGCGCAACCTTTCCGAGGCGGGATTCCCATTCGTGGAGGAGGATCAGAAGGCATTTCGCGGTATCATTAGACATATCAAGGATCCCAACGCGAGCGCCCACGGGAAACTTGATTCTGATTTCGTCGGGTGACGATCCTGTCAGAAGGAATTCTCCCGCGGCGCATTCATTTTTGATCTCGATCTTCTTGAACTGCCCGCAGCATTCGCAGATCATTTGCGTCTCTTTGTGATTCTCTGGTTCATCCGGCATTCTTCCGCAGCCAACACAATCAATCCCGATCCGAACCTTCCCAGCCTTTGCACGTTGGAATGATTCAGTCATGTCCCGTTTGCAGATTGGGCAAAAGTTTGGAGGAAGTACGCCGCTCACCTGCTCCCCCTCGCTTCAATCCACGCCAGCACCTTCGCAGCCTCCCAGCGCAGGAGCCGAGGCCCCACGCGGATAGGCAACGGGAATCCCTCGGGGGGATTCGCCAAGCGTCGGTCCAAAGTTGCCCGCGAAATGCCCAAACGGCGGCACATCGTCGCGGAATCCCACATCGTCCCTTCCGGGTAGCCTGACGGCCTATGCTTATCCATGATTATCCATAATATAGCACAATCCCGCCCATGCCGGAAGGAAATTCAATTCCTTTGCAATGGCTGAACGCCCTGGCTTCCTGACAAGAGCAAAGAACGCCGCCTCCCTCCTGATGGGCAAGGATTCTTGGTTCCCAGCCGGACAGCCACTGCAGGGAGTCGCACCGCCTGACGCCGTGGCCGGTCGGCAATTCGACTTCTCCCCGAACGTCAATGCCATTGTGCAGCCGCGCGGCGAGGACTTCGGCTCCCGATCGATCCGATTCCCACAACTCCGATTCCTAGCCGATTCCGTCGAGATCCTTCGGCTGGTCATCGAGACCCGCAAGGATCAGATCTGCGGAATGGAATGGGACTTCCGGGTCATCGGCCAAAAGGGCCAAGCCTCTCGGAACGATCCCCGTGTCCAGTGGTGCCGCAAGTTCTTCCGCCGCCCGGACGGTGCCCACGACTTCCAGACTTGGCTCCGGATGATCCAGGAGGACCTCAACGTCCTGGACGCCGTAGCGATCCGCTGCCAACGCAACGACCAGGGCGACATCCTGGCCTTCGAGCAGGTGGACGGCGCGACGATCAAGCCGCTCATGACCGACATGGGCCGGATCCCCGCGGCGCCCTACGAGGCTTTCCTCCATGTCCTCCACGGGATCTCCGCGATCTCCTACAGCGTGGACGATTTGATCTACAAGCCCCGGAACCTCCGGATCAATTCGCTTTACGGGTACGGCCCGGTCGAACAGATCCAGGTGTACGCCAACATCGCGATCCGTCGCCAGATGCAGCATCTCGGGTACTTCACCGACGGCAACCTTCCAGAGGGCATGGTTCCTGTTTCCGGTACAGCCGAACAGGTCGAGAAGTTCCAGCGCATTTGGGACGCTGGGGAGATCGAGGGGCAGAAGATTGGCCGCGTCCGCTTCGTGCCGGCCGACACCGCCTCGAAGTTCATCCCCTTCAAAGATGCCGTCCTGGCCGACGCCTTCGATGAATGGATGGCCCGGATCATCTGCTACACCTTCGCCGTCGAGCCGACGCCATTCATCAAGGCGGTCAACCGGGCGACCGCGGAGACGGCACGCGACCAAAGCTCCAAGGAAGGCGTTTCGGTCCAGCTCAAGTGGGTCAAGAGCCTCCTGGACGAGATGGTCCAGGAATACCTTGGCTTCGAGGAGATCGAGACCTTCGTCGCGCCGATTGACGAGACGGACCCGATCGATCTCGGGGCGCATTGCCAGATCCTGGTCGAATCCGGAATCATGCGCGTGGACGAGGCGCGGGAAAAGCTCGGGCTCGAAGGCGATGCCCCGCTTCTTCCCGCGCCTCCACAGGCTCCGACCGAAGAGACGCCGGGCGCCCCGGTTCCCGTGGCCGCGCCGAAGCCTCCGGAAGCCCAACAGGTCGCGCACGTTGCCCGCCTGAATCGCGCCGTGTTCAACGCCAAGCGGTCCCGCGCCCTGGCGGTCAAGCGTGAAACGGCGATCACCGATTCCGTTTTCTCCTACTTCCAGAAGCTCGCGAACCATGCCGCCGAAGAGATCGGAAAATCGATCCATCGTGTCCAGCGTGCGGACTCCGAGGATGGATTCGATCCGGACACGATCAACCTTCAGGAGGACAATTTCCTCAAAGCCGTGGGTCCGTCGATTGAATCCATCTTCGGGGATTCCGCATCGATTGCCCTGGACGAAACGGGAGCCGCGGTCAAGCTCGGGTTCAAGGCGGAATCCGCCGAATGGGCCAAGGAGCGGGGGGCATGGCTGGTCGGGAAGCATGTCACGGACGAAGGCGAGGTCGTGGACGCGATCCGTCCTGAGTACCGGGTGACGGACCTTTGCCGCCAATCCATCCGCGACGTGACTGCCCAGGCCACCGAAGAGAACTGGACCACCTCGAAGATCGCGGAAGTCCTGAAGGACGACCACGCATTCAGCCGCGCCCGCGCCCAGACCATCGCATCGACGGAAATCGTCAACGCGGACGAGCAAGGGAAGCTCGCGGGTTGGAAGGCTTCGGGCCTGAAGCTCCAGAAGCGGTCCATCCTGGGATCCAACGAGAACCACGGAGCGGACGACATCCTCAACGCGGCCGAGGGATGGATCCCGCTGAATGACCCGTACCAGGACGGGAATCAGGCTCCTCCTCTGCACCCAAATTGCAGATGTACCTCAGTCGCAAGGAGCATTCCATGAAGCCCCTAGTCATCCCGAAGTCGCTTCCCGCGCTTCGCCGCGCCAAGCCTTCACGCCGCCTGAATCGTTCGTTCAAAATCTGTCGCGTGGACGCCGAACAGCGGATCGTCGAAGGCATCGCGGCTACGGATCAGGAAGCGACCGACGGCTACATCATCACCAAAGATGCGATGCTCGAAGCGTGGCCCGAATACATGAAGTTCGGGAACATCCGCGAGATGCACCAGGACATCGCGGCCGGAGTCGTTCGCCAATGGGAGATGCAGGAAGACGGGATGCACATCTCCGTCTTCGTCGCCGACGACTCCACCTGGAACAAGGTCAAGACGGGCGTCCTCAAGGCGTTTTCCGTCGGATGCCAAGCCGTCCAAGTCATCGGGAAGATTGTCTCGAAAATCTTCCTCTATGAAATCAGTCTCGTTGACCGCCCCGCCGATCCTGGCGCCGTGGTCACGATGTTCCGCGCAGCCGCTCGGAACGGGATCCACAACCGGGGCTCCAGCCCCAAGGAGAGAACCATGTCCGGAAAAAGCCGGGAAGAGCTGGTAGCTGGGAAACCCCCGGCTGTCGGAGCAGTGGGAGTGACGAGGGACGACGACATGAGCGACGCCGCCCCCGGTACCGTTGGCGGTGCCGCTGGATCGCCCCAAGAGGAAGCGGAAGAGGTCAACATCTTCGGCCTGCTCTCGCAGCACCTGAAGGCCATCGAAGACCTCGTCTCGACCTTGGACGAGCAGCACCAGGACGGGGGAACCACTCCGCAGGTCCTGGCGCATGCCCAGGACGCCCATCGGTGCCTCGGACGCGCCCTGATCGCCCACACCAAGGCCATGACCGCCTACGATCCCGAGGACGGCGAAGAGACCCCCGAAGGTCTCGACAACCCCACCGAAGCCGGCGACCCGGAGGCCAAGGTCGAGAAGGACGTTCCCGCCGTGCCGCCCAAGCGTGCCGACGCTGGCCGTCCTGGCGTCTCTCTCCTCAAGCGCGGATCCAATCGCCGCGTGCAGGAGTTGGAGGCTCGCCTCGCGCAGCTCGAACGTCGCGCCCCGCTGACCCGCTCCATCCGTCCCGACGGATACCAGCCCGTCGTGGCCGGTGCCCAGCCGGTGCGGACCCTGGAGAAGGCCGAAGACCATGTGGAGATCTCTCGCAAGGATCCCACCGACGATGGATTCCCCAAGCAGGGAACCCCCGAATGGAACGCGCTCCCGGAAGCCATCCGGTTCGAGCGTGCGGCCATCCGCAACAAGAACCAGGAGCCGATTTTCATCGGCCGGAAGGGAGCGTAAGTCATGTCCGACATCCTCAACCTCACCGACGCGACTCGGGCCATCATGCAGCTCCAGCGCGCCATCACCACCTCCACGGGACTGAAAGCCTATGACCTCCAGGCCCCCGCGAAGGAACTGATCCCTCTCGTCACCCCCCTGCGGAACATGATCCCCCGCATCAAGGGTCGTGGAGA